CATTTCTCTGATATAAGATTTTCCTTCTTCACTTTCTAGTGGAAGAAATGCAAGTTCCCATTCTGCTGGAACTCCACTATCTGAATACCAAAGTTTATTTAATTCAATAGCTAATTTATTATAGTGTTCGGCAATTTTTAATCCGAAGTTTCTACTTCCACTATGTATCATAATCCAAATATGTCCATCTGAACCTTTTTGTATTTCTATGAAGTGATTACCACCACCAAGAGTTCCTAATGATAATCTTGCATTATTATATTCCTGTTCAACTATTGGTAAATCGTCATAGTTTTCAGTTCTATGGAATACATTTTTTACACAAGTTGGCATTAAGCTTTCATCTTGTTCTTCTTTATGCTTATTAAATCCAACTGGAACAGCTTTTCTAATTTCGCCCATTATCTTTTTAAGAGTTTCAGTATCTAATTCTGTAAGTGATGTTTTTATGGCACACATTCCACAACCTATATCAACTCCTACTGCATTAGGTATTATTACATCTTTAGTAGCTAACACTCCACCAATAGGCATACCATATCCTTTATGACTATCTGGCATTATCGCAATATGTTTAAAAGCAAAAGGAAGATTTGCAAGGTGTTTTATTTGTTCCATTGCACCATCTTCTATTTCTTCTAACCACATTTTTACTTCTAATTTTTCTGTGTTTATTGTTTTCATATGTATTACATTAATTAATAAAACTTATTTTTATAATAGTTATAAATTGTCAGGATACTTAGAATCGAACTAAGCCTTTACTGTTCCAAACAGCAGATGCCACCACAACATTTTATCCTGATGATGTGCTTTAGGTGGAGTACCCAGAACTCGTCAGTTCGCCAATTACATAAAGATAATTACTCTCTACGATATACTCCTCCTGAAACACACCATACTTCTATTCCTATTATATACCTTTCTAATTTATTTGTCAAGCTAATAAGGCATCTTCCTCATACACGAACACAAATACTTAAATCTATTTTCTTTGATTGGGTCTTTACAAAACTTCTCTGTAGCTTCGTGTGCTTTTTCTAACTTATAATCTGTATAGAATGTGCGGTAGGGGAGTTTTAAAATATCTGCTCCATAAATAGGAAATAGTTTCTTAGTGAGTTCTTGGAATTGATATTTAGGTTTGGCTGGAATTTTATTTTGCACTTCTTCTATCTTTGGGAGATATTTGTTTACTAACTTAGAAAATACTTCTGTATCCATCACTAATGTTTGTTTTAAATATTGTTCTTCCATATAGTTGTATTAATCATTGTATTAATTAAGACCTTCCTAGATTATGGAGATACGCCCCCTTACCCCCACAGTTTTAATTGTAGAAAGTAAGAGAACATAAACCCATAACTAAGAAATAAATTCCGAAAATCTATTTTACCTTCCTGAGTTATGATGGCTATTTTTCCATGCCATAAGGTTTACGAGAACTAGTCCATTTAAAGTCTTCTAGTTTTAACCCCAGACTATAAAACAAAAATACACTTTGACGAATCCACCAGATTTCTCTGGTGAACTACTCAAAATGTATTGAAGTAGTTATTTGATTCGCCACCTATTACTAGGTACTTCTATCTTAGCATATTCATATTTATTTGTCAATAGGCAAACACGATTCTTTCACTTTGATAAAACATTTCCTTTTTCACCCTTATTTATCAATACTTTTTTTAAGTTCAATTAAATTTTCTAAAATTTTACCTCTACGATATGGTCTACAAGTGGAGCAATATTTTCTAAAACTTCCATGACCATATAATTGTCCTTTTGTTGTGTATCTCATATATTCCTCTGTTTGACCACCACAACTTTTACAAACTCTATCATGGACTTTTCTTTTTTTGTAACATTGTTGGTCTGCACACCATTCATCACAGAATACTAATTTTTTACCATCTAATACTCTCTGTACAAAACTACCTGTATTGGGAATAAGTAATCTACATTGTTCGTTATCGCATCGCTTTGGAATTGGTAGTTCTTCTAATCCCCAATAAATTTCTTTTTTAATTGGGTTTTTTTTCATAGTTATAAGGAATTTAAATCTTTTAAGTTGTCATTGTAATCTCTAAATCTATAATCATCTTTTGCATTATCTAATTCTTCCTGATAATCATCGGCATCGATTCTAAAATCACAATCCTTACAAAATACTAAATGATGAAGTTTATCTTGTGCAAGGAATCCTTCACACTTTGGGCAAAGCCCTTTCTGTAAATTATTTCTCATAAATTTTAATTACCATTCTTTAATAAATTCTTCATCTCTTAGACCAAAGGATGATTTCTTTGCTTCCCAACAAATATCTTTATCAGTTCCAATAAAATATTCTCTCTTAGTGGTTGGACAAAAACAATTAAGATATTTTAATGGTTCTTCAATATTTTTAACTGTGAAAGATATTATTTTCATTTTATTGCCATAACCATCATCACTAACTTCATCAATAACTTTATAATCTTTTAATGATTTCATCTTTGTCTTATCCATCATCTCATAGGCGATTCTTCTATGTTCATGATTATCTATAGCAAATATTTCACTTGCCTTAAATTTATCATTAACTATTTTATTCCACCACTTCTTTTCAATATTACCTCCATGTAGATAATAAAATTCCTTACCACCCTTCCACTTAATTGCTGATTCTTTAGTAGAATGAAATCTATTAAGTTCATCTATTTTAACTAATGCAATAGGAACTAAATACAGAGTATCTTCCCATTCAACTCTTAATCCCAAACCAGCTTCTAATGCTTCTAAAAGTAGAGTAGAATATTGTAAATAGATTCTATCATTTTTAGTTGGTTTATTATTACTTGGATTTAAACAATATTCGTATTCCATTACAAAATAATCAAAATCATAATCTAATCCTGCCCAATAAAAATTATCTACTGACCATGCTGACCTTGCTGACCCTGCTGACCATGCTGACCTTGCTGACCCTGCTGACCTTGCTGACCTTGCTGACCCTGCTGACCATGCTGACCCTGCTGACCTTGCTGACCTTGCTGACCCTGCTGACCATGCTGACCCTGCTGACCCTGCTGACCATGCTGACCTTGCTGACCTTGCTGACCCTGCTGACCTTGCTGACCCTGCTGACCCTGCTGACCATGCTGACCATGCTGACCTTGCTGACCTTGCTGACCCTGCTGACCATGCTGACTCCATAAATCTTTTATTAAATGGGTCTTTACACCATACTATCTTTTTAGGTCTAACTAATCCAAAAATATCATAAGTTTGTAATATTTTTTCCTCCGCAACCTTCTTATTTAATACATAATCTTCTCTCTCTACATAATGACACATCCTATCTATAAGTGCTTGTGTCTTTTTATCATAACCAAGTTTTTTATCTATCATAAAGTTTAAAATTAATTAATAATTTGTTTTGTTTTAGTCTTGAACAGGTATCAAACCAGATGGTGTGTATTCCTGTTGTTTCAATAATTGATAAATTCCATTAGGTAGTTTTGCTTGTCCTACTTTTGGAGAATGTTCGGGGTGTAACAATGATGTATTTTGGGCGACCAAATAACCAAATACATAAGTTCCTTCTGAACCACTTTTAATAAAGTATAATTTTCCATTATCTATTGTGTGTGAATTACTGTGTGAACCTTGCATGATACATTTACTACCACTAACCTTTAAACCCTTAGGCAATTTACTTATTTTCTTTAAGCAAATTTCACCATGACGAAAACATTGTATTTTTTTCATATAATTATTTAATTAGTAAATTTATAATATCAAGTTTATTTTGCAACCCATGTGCTTTTGTACAGTTGTACCAATTATTTAAAGACCCATCTCTAAAGATTACATCACTTGCTAATTCTCCTGCTTTCTCATCACTTAATGCAATCAATACAGCTTCCTTATTTGTTATTTCTTTACCATAAAACTTCTTATAATAAAACTGAACTGTTGATACTTTAAATTGATAATTTCCCAAAGATGGAATTTGAACTTTCTTATTTGTTGGATGTGGGTCAAATGTGATTAATGCCTTATCTTCACTTACACCTCCACTCTCACATGCCTTTAATTCACTCATTAAGCCACCTTTAAGCTCATTTACCTTACTAACTAGGTTATCTAGTATTATTTCCTTCTCTACCTGCTTATATTGGATTGTAGAGCCATATTTACCTCCTACAAAGTAAGCAACTGCTAGTAATGCTAACACAAACAACACAATATGATACACTTTAATTCTTTTCATAATTATTCTTCTAATTTATTAATAATTTGACTTGCAATCGACTTGCTTGTCATAGACCACTCTAAACCACCACTTTCCTCTATTACATCTTGCATAAACGCCTTAATCATTTCAACTTGCTGTTCATTTAATTCTATTGTTTTATTCATTTTATTTAATTACCCCAATAATCTGGTTCAGGATGAGCCGACATTTCATCCTCATGTTCTAATATCTCTCCAAACTCTTTCTTAATGTTATAACCATTCATCTTCTTATACTTTGCTAATGTGGCAATCTTATCCTCATAACATAGTGAGCAGTTTTTGAGCCACTCATCTTGGTGTGTATCATGCTCTTTGTAAAGGTCTACTACTTCATTTTGTTTTTCTATATCTAATTCTGACATTTTACTCATTTTATTATCTTATAAATTGTTAATTGGTGCAATCCCTTGACTAGAAAGATTGCAACCCCATATCCTAATACTACACTACCTAAACTTATTTCGCAACCCCATTCACGTTTATGATAACCATTTCTCCATAACCTAGCTTCAACCTCTTTAAGAGGTGTCCTTGTTGTTTTCATAAATTTTCCATTCCATTAATTAATAATATCAACTCATCAACCTTCTCCATTATATCTGTTGCTTGGTGACTTCTATCTTCGGCACTTCCAGGATTATCACCATTCCATTCACCACTGATATCTTCTGCCCAATTCTTTATTCCTTGTAAATCTAAATTTGCGAAACCTATTCTCATATCTTCTTCTAGTATTTGTTTATTCAATAATTCTATTAAATCCATTTCTTCTTTTCCTTGAATCATATTTTTATTTTAAAAGTGGGCTGGACCACCATCTATAAATGATTGATAATTTTCTTCATCTCTATTTGCATTATCTAATTGTAGTTCTTCTAACCATTCACAATATGCTTCTCTTTTATCTTCTTCATTTGGAATATAACTCTTACAGAAGATACAACTGTTTGTTATATCTAATGTTCCATTATATGATTCACAACATTTTTCTTTTTTCATATTATTTTACTATACTGGTTACATTATACTGTCTATATTCAGCATAACCCCCAAAGACTCTACTAAAACTAAACTCACAAGTAAAACTAATCATCATATCTGTTACATTTGTTTCAGGAGTACATAAACTAATTTTCTTTAGTAATGGATATGTATACTTTGGTACAAATCCATCTATTTTAATTATTCTATAGAAACCTCCATCCGTAATTAATTTTGCTTTTTTAGGAAACTTTTTTTTAATCTCTTTCTTCATCTTATTATATCTTCTGGTTTTACCAGATATAAATTAGTTAGTAATAATATTGCTTGTTGATAATCCATAGATAGACCTTGTCCATGAATATCAATCTTATCTAACTCCACTACTTTTTCTTTTAAAAGTCTATAACATAATTGTAATGCTTGCAAGTATGTCATTGGCTCTGTTCTAATAATACGATTGAATACCTCGTTATCTTGTATCATAGTTAAAGTGTATTCTATTAAAATTAAATTGTCAAGCTTGACAAAGTATTACAAATATGCTATACTGTATTAGAATTATTAAACATATTTATTATGAAAAAGGTATATAATATAAGGGAAAATTGTCCTAAATGTCATGAAGAAAAATGTCTTGTTATTTGGAGAAAATTTTATGAGTTTCCTGTTAAGAAAATAACATTCAAACTCGTATGTATTTGTGGACATAAATTCACAAAAAAATATTAACATAAGGGAGGAAATAAAACACCTCCCTTATAAACAAAATGATTAGTATAATTATTCCTATCAAGTTACAAGAAAATGAATACTGGGATTTACTTCCTGGTGCTATTAAGAGTGTGTTAAGACAAACTTATAAAGATTATGAATTAATAATTCAACAGTATGATAATGATGTTTCGGAAGGAAGGAATAAAGGATTAGAAAGAGCAAGAGGTGAGTATTGTTTATGTCTTGATGCAGATGATATACTCTACCCTGACTTTTTAGAAAAGACATTACCATTAATGAAAGACTATGATATGGTGGCAACAATGGGAGATATAAATGGAGTTACTTTTACCCCACATACATCTGGATTTGAAATAGGTAATCAGATGTTAAATTGTTTTCTATTTAAGAAAGAGATTTGGAATAAATATAAGTTTGACGAAACACTTGGAGGATTAGAAGACTATGATTGGAATTTACAAGCAATAAGAAATGGCTATAAGGTCGGTATAGTAAATGAGATATTAGTTTACATATCAGATAGACCTAATTCAAGAAATAAAGAAGCAACAAGAAATTTAAAAACATTAATGGAAATAATACAAACAAAATGAAAATAATTACAGATGATATAAGTCGCTATGATAAAAATTGGTGGGAGAAGTTCTACACAGAATTTGGGCATAAGAATAATGAAGAAGAATTAAATACATTTAGACATATAGTTCCATTTGTAGGAGATAAGACTATTATTGATATAGGTTGTGGAGAGGGTGAAGCAAGTCAATTCTTTGATAATTATACTGGTATAGATTGGTCTGAAGTAGCTATTAATAGATGTAAGACTAGGTGGAATAAAGAGTTTTTAGTTGGTGATATACCAGAAATAAAGAAACACTATGACTTTGCCCTACTATCGCAAGTAATGGAACATTTAGAGAATCCAAAAGAGTATATAGACAAAATAAAAACCATCGCTGATAAAGTGATAGTTATAATTCCTAATGGTGAACTTTCTAAAATAATAATGGATAATGATATGGCATATTTAAAAACTAAACTTGAAGATGTCCACTATCATTATGCTACTTATGATACTAATGATATAGAGTCTATGTTTCCAAAGATGGAATGGGTTACAACTTCAGGTACAAACTTAACATTCATAGTATAAATGCATAACTTCTTAGTTGCACTAGCTATTATAGTTATACCTAGTGTAATTTATATTGCTATTGTTAATAGTGGGGGATAAAAAATAATCTCAAACCAAAATTTCCGACACTAAATACATTGTTTTGAGAGTTGTAGATGGGGGTGTTGATTTTTGGTCATTTCAAAATCTGGATTAATTGGTTTTAGATATAGATTTTCAAAATGTAAAAGCATTTTATTTCTGATACTTTTGATATTCTTCATCTTGTGGAATGTTACGACCATATTGATTATAACCATCTAATAATATTTGTAACGATTCCGCATAAACTTCACTTGGTTTATTGTCATATCTATTATACTTATAATTTGGAATAGATACGGTAATTGTACTTTTATTTATTTTCATATTATTTATTTTGTAACTTTAAACTAATAATCAAGTCATTTAACATAACTCTGTTATAACTTGTATACTGCTTTCCCTTATAACTTCTTACATATAATTGACGTGCTTTGCTTAGTTTCATATTTCTATTGATAGGCTTTTTATTGATAATGTATTTACCTACAATATAAGTATACTACTATCTAAACATTATACAACACTATTTTACATTACAACACAACTATGGTATACTTGTAAATAGTGGCAAAATACCTTACTATATCATAATGGAATAAGAAAGCAAGACTTGACTTATAATACAACACATAATACACACTTTGTCAACATAGTTATACACAGTTATGATATATTTAGTATACATTTGTTTACTTTAGTTGAGTAAAGTAGATATGTATTGATATAGTGTTGATTATCAATGCAATGCATGTCTATTGGGTAGCTGTTATAACTATCAACACGCTTGCCTTTGTATTGTTTCCCACAGCTATGCCAACCATAGACAAGGGGGGTATAGGCAAGGGGTGGGGTAGGTTTATTATTGATTGGCTATTGATACTTTTATCTTAGTAGTTTATCTATAATATGTATCACAATTACTAGACACTAGAACTATAATAGTTAATCATAACTATGGTATACAAGAGTATCGCTCGGTGATTACACCTCGCTCATGTAACTTAGTCCTTCTTAAAACGAAACTAGAGAAACCAAGCCAGCGAAGAAAGAGAAAAAGAAAAAGACCCTAAGAAAAAGATTATCTCCCTTAACATAAGAGTGAGCCGAAATAAATTCGCTTTTCTTGTACGTTAAGTTTGTTACCCAATTTAGAGCCATCCAATTTAAAGTAATGCTATTTAACTATTTATACATTGAAAGGCATTGAGCAACCTTTATCCTGGACTAAGATAAAAGTTATTCAATGCCTTTTATGTCCAAACTATTGCTCACCTTATTCAGGTACACTTAGTATAGCACATAATTAAATTCTTGTCAAGGGGTAAGTGTGCGATTTCTAAAATTCCAGTAAAATACTTGACAAAGTTACTAATGTATGATATAATATATCTTATGGAAAATACTATTGAAAGTGAAGTTGAATTAATAGAAGATGTAGATGAGGTAGAGGAATTAAAAGCCAATGATGATGGAACTTTTGAGGAGGTTTATCGTAACCCTAAGACAGGAAATATTGTAATGAATCCTAAGATTAGGAATCAGAATAAAGATAATAATCGTAGGGAGAACTGTTGGAATTATTACTTACAGACAGTAAGAGATGGAAATCCTAATGCTGCTGAATCAGCTCGTAGGGCAGGATTTTCTGATAATACAGCTATCAATATTCGTAAGATGAGATGGTTTAAAGATAGGAATGATAAGTTAAGACGAAGTAAGATGTTTACTAACGCAGAAAGAAATATTGCTCGTATTATGAACTTAGGAATGACTCGTTTAAAGAAGTTAGAAGATGGAACTACAGAGGAAGTATTTGATGCAGAGAAGGCTCGTATAGTTGCTGATATGTCTAAGTTGATTGTTACTACTCTCGGAAAAGACGAAGGTTGGAGTACCAAGACAGAATTTAAAGTTACTACACTTCCTACTCCTATTATGGAATTAGAAGTTATAGATGCAGCAATAGTAAATCCACAATTAGAAGAAGCTAATGAAGTAACAGAATAATGCCATACATAAGAACAACTGCCACTAAGAAAATAATGGCTATGAAAAAAAGAATAAGAATCGTTCAGGGTGGTTCTTCTGCTTCTAAGACTATTTCTATTCTTCTTTATTTAATTGCACTTGCTCAACAAGATAAGAAACGAACTCTAACATCTATTTGTTCAGAGAGTATTCCTCACTTAAAGAGAGGTGCTATTCGTGATTTTAAGAACATAATGACAGAACATAATTACTGGAAAGATGAGAACTGGAATACTACTGATAGTATGTATACATTTGAAACAGGTAGTCAGATAGAGTTCTTCTCAACAGATAATGGAGATAAACTAAGAGGAGCTAGACGTGATAGGTTATTCATTAATGAGTGTAACAATGTATCATTGGAAGCCTTTGAACAGTTAGAGATGCGTACAAATGAGTTCTGTTATCTTGACTATAACCCATCTAATGAGTTTTGGGTTAATACTGAAATAAAAGCAAATAGAACAGATTGGGATTTTATAATAATTACTTATAAGGATAACGAAGCACTCTCTGAATCAATCGTTCAATCGCTAGAACAACGTAAGAATAGAAAAGGATGGTGGCAAGTTTATGGTCTTGGATTACTAGGGGAAATTGAAGGTAAGATTTATAGAGATTGGCAGATAATAGAATCAATACCACACGAAGCTAAACTTATTCGTTGTGGATTAGACTTTGGTTATTCTAATGACCCTACTGCAATAGTTTATATTTATAGTTACATGGGAGGTTATATACTTGACCAGATAACATTTAAGAAAGGATTACTTAATAAACAGATTGCTGATATTATTCTTTCACAAGAAGAAAATGTATTAGTTATTGCTGATAGCTCAGAGCCTAAATCTATTGATGAAATACATGGTTATGGAGTAGAGATAATAGGAGCTGTAAAGGGCAGAGATAGTATCGTAAATGGTATTAACCTTGTTCAAAGTCAAAGAATATCTGTAACTAAAAGAAGTGTTGATATTATTAAAGAGTATCGTAACTACCTATGGGCTACTGATAGAGATGGAAAGGTTCTTAATATTCCTGAAGGAGGTTTTGACCACTCTATGGATGCTATTAGATATGCTATGACTAACATAATTATGAATGATACAGGAGATACAGAACAGGAAAGAGCAGATAGATTACTATCAAGGTTAAAGAATTTACCCTCAAAAACTAGATAGGTATTGACAAGAAATTTAAACTATGTTATAATATGCAAATGCAGGAAAACTCTCGCCCAAAACTTTCAGACCCAGAGGAATGGGCTTTAATTAGAGGTATGTATTTTGATAACAATAGTCCACTATCCAAAGAAAATCAAGACCCATTAGAAGAATTAGATAGATTAGAAAGTCGCATTAGAAATAATAACATATCATCAAGATGAATATAACAAAAGAATTAAATACAATAAAAACAAACTATGATAAGACTATTGATTTAGTTAGTGGTTTGCCTTTTTCACAAAAGAATTTAATTAGAACAATAGAATTTTATAATAATAGTAAATATTTAAATGGACAGAAAGATGAATTACAAAGAGATAAACCTTTCTATAATATTCTTAATGCTATCTGTGATGTTGAAAATACTGCAAAGGATTTAGATACAGGAGATATACAAATTACATCTGATGATAGTAATCACTATTTACAATCATTCTTACTTACAAAAGATTTATATGTTTGGATGAAAGAATCTAACTTTGCAAAGACTCTTAATGATATGAGAGATGTTCATACTCGTTATGGTTCTTTGTTAATTAAAAAATGTATTGAAAAGGAAGAAGATGGAGAAAAGAAACTTGAAATTGATTTACCTGAATGGAAGAATGTCATAACAGACCAAGTTGATATTATAGATGGAGCAATTATAGAAACTCATTATATGAATGCTTCAGAAATTTATGAAAAGAAATATGTTTGGGAAAAAAAACCAGTTAATGAAGTTCTTAAAATACTATCATTAGGAGGTTCGGGGAAAAGAATACCAGTATATGAAGTTCGTGGATTTTTTCCTAGTAGTTATATAAAAGAATTAAATGGTGAAGTAGTAAAAGAAAATAGTACAGACTTTTCTTATCAATTATACTACATAGCAGGAACACCAACAGAAAATGGTAAAGAAGATGCTTTTACAGCACTAGTTCCTTTGTATTGGGAAGATGATACAGAAAAAGTTTATAAATATCTTGCAAGAAAACCAAGAGCAGGTAGAGGATTTGGAGTAGGTGTTATGGAAGAAGGAGAGGAAGCACAAGTATGGACTAATGATGCTGTATTAAAACAGTATCGTGCTATGGAATATACTACAAAAGTAATTGGACAGACAGCTTCTAAAAAACTAAAAGGTAGAAATCTATTAACAGAAACAGATGATGGAACAATTCTTGAAATTGAAGATGGAAAACCTATCTCTGGTGTTAATTTACTTCCAAGTGGTGGTCTACAGCAATACAATGCTCTTATTGACCAATGGTATTCACAATTAGAAAAGACAACTTCAGCTTATGGTGCACAAAGAGGTGAATCTCCTAATAGCGGAACAGCATTTAGACTACAAGCAACAGTTATTCAGCAATCTTCAAGTGTATTTAAATCTCTACAGGAAGAATTTGGTATTTTTATTACAGAAATTATAGAAGATTGGGTACTTCCATTCCTTGCTAAAAAACTTTCAGTAGAACATATACTTTCTTATGACTTCTCACCAGAAGAATTAAAAGAAATAGACTTAAAATTTGCAACTTACAACGCTAATCAAGTTGTCATTCAAGCATTAATAGATGGAAAGGATATAAATGCAGAAGATTATCAAGCATTTATAGATAATTATGATGATTTCATAAAACAAACCAAAGGAAAGAGATTTATTGAAATTCCAAAAGATTTCTATAAAGACTTAAAAGCAAAAGTAACTGTAAATGTAACAGGTGAACAAAGAAATAAAGCAGTAACACTTGAATCTCTAAATAATCTATTGATAACATACGCAAGTAATCCAAACTTATCATCAGACCCAGTTGCTTCACAACTTCTAAGTAAAATAGTAGAACTATCAGGAGCAGGAATATCACCAGTAAGTATTAGTGCAGCTATGTCAAGTAAAAATAAACAAGCTGAAGCTATGCAAGCACAGTTACAGCAAGTAAAACCAAATCCATCACAACCAACTAAAATGGATATGGGTAATAATCCTAATATGCCACAATAATTATGTCAAAATCACTTCAAGAATTTCATACAAATATAGATATGCAGAATAATGTTCAATCATATCTAATAGACTTCTTAAAAAAGATAGCAGTTGAAAAAGTATTTAATAAAGAAGATGTTTCATCTATCGCAGAAGCAAAAGAAGTAATTGATTTAGCATTTGAAAATTTAGATATTTTATTTCCTCCTATAGTCAAGGAGAAAAAAATTATAAACGAAGCAAGATAATATGAAGAAAAAGAAAGGAGGTAAGAAGTGCTAGTGCTTATCATCTGCTAATCAATAGGGGTTAGCAGGATGATGAGAATTAACTCATCTCGCATATTGGCTCTGCATAAACCAACTAACGCATGATAGTAAAGCATAACCTATCAAAAATCTATGGAGCAAAATCCAGAAGATGTCGCTGTAGACACAAATACAGAGGTTGAGGAAACTACCAATAGTTCCGAAAGTGGTGCTGAAGAAACCACAGATTTAGCAGTAGAAAATGAGAATTTGCGTAAAGCACTTGCTCAAAATAATGCTAGAGCTAAAAGGGCAGAGGAAGAATTAAAGAAATTTAAATCTACTCCTACTCCTTCACAAACAATTAATAATAACAACCCAGATATTTCTGAGGAGTTGAAACTAATTGCTCGTGGTTTGTCAGATGAAGAAATTAATCAAGCTAAAGTTATTGCAAAAGGTAAAGGCATAGTCCTTACAGAAGCAATAAAAGACCCAATGTTTCTAACTGCCCAAAAGGACATTAAAGAAAAGGAAAGAAGGGAGCAAGCAAGATTAGGTGGTTCAAAAGGTTCAAGTGAATCTGAAGAAGATACACTTATTAAACCTGATATGACAAGAGAGGAGCATATGGCAGCTTTTAAGAAGGTAAATGGGTAACAGTAAAGGTTTTATTTAGTTTATTAACATTACAACTAATTTAACCCTAGATAGTTCCTTTACTCAAAAGATAGTATGGCAACTGGAACTTTTCCAACCGCAACTACTAGTTCAACAACACTAGCAGGAAGCATTCCTCTATTATGGGGAAACAAAATCAACGAGTTTTTTAAACTAAAGTTGATGTTAGCAGAATTTTTCGTAGACCGTTCAAGTGAATTGGTAGATGGAGGTTCAACACTTTATACACCAATCATGTCAGAAATGGCAGCAGCAGTTAAGTCAAATGCAACAGCAGTAACATTAAACAACGCAACAGATGGTAAAATCACTCTTGCAGTAGACCAATGGTATGAATGTTCATTCGCAATCGAAGACAGAGAAGCAGCACAGCTAAAGCATTCTTACTATGTACAGGAGAAATATGCTATGAACGCAGGTTACTCTGTAGCTAAGAAACTAGAAGTAGCTCTCGCAAGTTTGTTTTCAGGATTCTCAACAACAGTTGGTGCATCTACAACATCTCTTGCAGATAGTGAAATTCGTGCATCAATCGCAGGTCTTGAAGCAGTAGGTATTGATACACAAACAGATACAGCATTCTTCCTTTCGCCAGGAGTATTCTGGAAACAAGTTCAAAACCTTGATAAGTTTAGTCTTGCAGTAAACTCACCAGTTAATGACCCAACAGCAAAACTTCCTCGTGCAACATTGTATGGTATTCCAGTTTATATTTCTAACAACATTCAGTATGTTTCAGGAACAACTGGTAGATACAATGCTCTAGCACACAAGGATGCTTTACATTGGGCAACAAGTCCTGTAGGAACAGGAGGTTCAATGAGTGATTCAAGAGGTTCACACATGACAGGTAAGTATGGAGTTCGTATTCAATCAAACTATATACCAGAATATCTTTCAACAGTTACAACTGCTGACTTGCTATATGGTACAATAGAGAATCGTGATAATGCAGGAATCTGTATCATAACAGCTGCCTAACACGATAGTTCAATTATAAAATAATAATTGCTTGCTTGCACTCACTCCTGACCGAGAGATGTAAGCAAGTCAGGAAGCAATTAAAATATGACAACAATAATAAGTCCAAATATCAAAAAAGTAAGTGAAAGAATAGACACTTCTGGTAATGTAATAGACCCAAGAACAAAACAGGTGGTTATTCCTAATGTAGTAGAAGTAATAAATCCTGAAGATATGATTCCTAAAGTAGTTTCACAAGAAACAATACCTGAAGTTAAATCTACTTCTAAAATAGATGAAATGATTTCTAAAAAGATAGAGGAAATTATAAATAAGAAAATAGAGGAAGCTCTAGGTAAATTATAATATGAAAGTATTTTTTGTAGGTTCAGAAATTCAGGGGTGCTATAATGTAAGATGTCTATTTCCACTTCAGGCTAATGGTTGGGATGGAGATAGAACAACATTTCTTGCTAATAGAATGACACCTGAAAATAAAGCAAAGGCAGCACAAGATGCAGATGTTGTTGTATTCCATAGACCAGAAAGAGAAGGTAAATTAGAATTAATGAAATTACTAAAGAGAATTGGTAAGAAAGTTGTATTTGATAATGATGATACTTATAAAGATAATGGGGGTGTTAAATTTACTGAATACTTTAATGAAGAAAGGGTTAATGCAGGACTTAAAGAACTTAATGTTTCTATTGATGAGTGCCTTAAAGAAGCAGATTTAGTTACTTGTTCTACAGAGTTCCTTGCAGAAGAATATCGTAAGATAAATCCTAATGTAGTAGTATTACCTAACTATATAGACCCTTTTTACTTTCCAGAACCACTTAGAAATGAAACAGATACTGTTAGAATAGGTATTACTGGTTCACTAGCATTGACTACTGATACAGACCTTATTAAACCTATTATGGAACACTACAAAGATAATCCTAAGATTAGATTTGTCCTTCTTTCACTTCCACCTGATAAAGATAATGAAACTTATAAGAAACTTTATGGAGAAGATTATAAGTTCTGGGAAAGTATGGATGTTGAATGGCAACCATTTGTTCCAGCAGAAGATTACTATGAAACTCTTAATAATCTTAAACTTGATTTAGCAATAATTCCAAGAGTAGATAATTACTTTAATCGTTGTAAGTCTAACTTAAAATTCTTAGAGGATAGTATACTTGAAATACCTTGTGTATGTCAATCTTTTAGAACAGGAGATAGCCCATATCAAGTTAATACTGAAGATAGTGAGTATTGTATTCTTGCTGATGGATTTGATGAGTTTATTACTGCTATTGATAAATTAATAGAAGATAAGAACTATAGACGTGAATTAGGTGCTAAAGCTCATGAATATGTAGAGAATAACTATGATATAAATAGTCATGGTTATAAGTGGAAAGATACATATCATCAATTACTTGACAATAAATAATAACTGTGCTATAATAAATAACATAATCTATGACAAAAACTATAAAATTAGAAGATAAAAAATTACTTAAACTCCTTACTGAAAAAGGTGATTTAATAAGTGTTGGTAGAGAAATATCAACTAAGATAGAAGAAATTGAGAAAGAAATGGAAGAAGTTGATAAACTTGTCCAAGCAGAAGAAAAGAAAGTTGATATTAATGACCTTACTGATAAAGAGAAGGCTATTTCTGATATAGTTCAGAAATGTATTGATGATATGAATGCTATCAAAGAAGAAATCTATAAGCGTATGTCTGAAAAAGTAGACCATACACTACATGAGAAGTATGAGAATCTAAAGAAGAATAAGGAAGATGCAGAAGAAGAAAGAAATAAGATTGCTATTAAAGCACAGAAATATAACGATAAGATAATTCCTCTTACTCGTAAACTTATGACACCATTCCTTGAAGATATGTATGATGATTATGAAACAATAAATGTTGAAGGTGGTGAAATAGTCGCTACTATCTTTAATCATTTGGATGAATTTAAAACTAACTTTAAAAAGTAATGAACTTTAGTAATACTACAGATAAAAATGGTATAGTAGAACAAGTGCGAGATATTGCTCGCGTTGATTCTACACAATGGTCTACACAAAAGATTGTTAATTCTTGTAATAATTATTTAGACACAGTAGCAGGCTATGCTATTGGTGCTGATAGACGTTTCCAATGGGATGATACAAACCACACAAAACTTCCTATTGGAACAACAAACTTAATTTCTAACCAGACAGATTATTCTTTCCTTATAGATGAGCAAGGTAATTCAATTCTTAATTTAACTCGTATTGACATAATGGATTCTACTGGACTCTATAGACAACTTATACCTATTGACCAATCAAATTTAACTGGTATTGCTCTTGATGAGTTTATGAAAACAGCAGGTTATCCTTTATACTATGATAAAATTGCAGACAATGTTGTTAGGTTATATCCTAAACCAGTATCAAGTGTTACTAATGGACTTAAGTTTTATTTTCAAAGAACTCCTAGTTACTTCGTAGCAACTGATACTACTAAAAATCCAGGTGTATCTCCTTTACTTCATAGAGGTTTTGTAATTAGTTCTGCTTATGATTGTGCTTTTACATTAGGACTTAATAACCTACAACCATTAAGTGTTGAGAAACAATTAGAAGATAAAAAAATGCAGGACTACTTTACAATAAGAGAAACAGATGAACCAAACATAATTATTCCTAAGTGGAGGTCAAGTAGATAATGATAAACCAAGATAAAATTTCATCAAGTATATCTAATTCCTCAAAAGTAAATATTGGGGAAATTTGGGATACTGATAGTTTTACTTGGGCAACAGAAAGTAGAACTTGGGATGATATGATAAGTATTATAACTAATAACACAAAGATTTCGTCATCAATGACAAATCAATCAAGACCATGAGTGCAATAACTACAATACAAGGAACTGATGTTATATCAACATCAAGAACTACAATAAATACAAACTTCGCTAATCTTAATTCAGATAAAATTGAGATTAGTTATTTGGACACAGATACATCTCTTACAGCTAATAGCGACTCCAAAATTGCTACACAGAAAGCAGTTAAAACTTATATTGATATTGTAGGTGCTGTTTCTCCTGCTACAACAACAACAAAAGGTAGTGTAGAGATTGCTACAGATGCAGAAGTAATTGCAGGAACAAATACTGGTGGAACAGGTGCTAGTTTAACACTAACTCCTGGTCAATTAGGATTAGTAAGTAAATGTGATGTACAAGTTTTTACAACTGAAGCGACTATTAGAGGTGATAATACAACTAATATAACAGTAAGTAATACTTCGGGAAATACTTGGAGATATACTTATAACAGTGGAACTAATCCAAATATAAATTCTACAAATTTTCCAGTTGGAAATATAGTTAATATAACTGGTGAACAAATTGGAGTAACAAATCAAGGTATATTTAAAATAACTAATAGTGGAACTAATTATTTTGAAGTTTTAAATTATTCTGGTCAATCAAATACAAATACTATTGGATATGGTAGATTTGCTGTATCTAATTCTACTTGGACTAAACCAACTAATGCTAAAATAGTAGAAGTTATAGCTTTTGGTGGAGGAGGAAGTGGTGGTTATGCTTCATATACACCAGGAGGAGTAGCAGTTTCTTCTGGTGGTGGTGGTAGTTCTAGGAATAGAATAATTTTATCTGCTTCAGCTTTATCTAGTACTGAAAAAGTTTTAGTAGCACCTACAGCTATTGCTAATTCAGGTAATTCAACTATGGGTTTTGATTCTTCTTTTGGTACTTATCTTAATGCTTATGGAGGTGGAGCAGGTTCATTTGGAAATACATCTAACGTTGGTGGAAGTGGAGCAGGAACAATAAGTTCTGGTAAAATAGGTAATTCATCTGCAACATCTACTCTTGGTGGTTTACCTGCTACTACAGCAGGAATTATAGGAATTGGAAATGCAGGTGCAGGTGCAGGTGGTTCTAATGGGTTATGTGCTGAATTTGGTGGTGCTTCTGCAGGTGGTTATACAGGAATTGGTGGAAGTTCAATGTATGCAGGTGGAGCAGGTGGTTCAGGAGGTTATCAACAATATAATACAGTTCATAATAGTCCAGGATTTAGTGGAGGAAGAAGTGGTTCTTATGTTATAGGAAATGGTGGTACAGCAGGACTCGGTAATGGAGTAGGAGGACATGGAGGGAATGGAACTTCTCGTTCAGGAACAGGATTTGGAGGAGATGGAGGAGGTGGAGGAGGAAATGGAAATCAAATAACAACAGGTAATGGTGGTCATGGTGGTGTTCCAGGAGGTGGTGGTGGAGGAGCAGGAAGTTGGTATGGAACTGGAACTACTGGTGTTACTGGTAATGGAGCAAGAGGTGAAGTAATAGTAATAACTTATTTCTAATATGGCAAAACAAGTCCAAATAAAACAGAATAATTGGAGTTCAGGTATATCAGATGATGTTCGTGCTAATTCACAGAATGGATTTATAATATCCAAGCATTTTGACATATTCACTAACCCAAATCGTTTAACACCTTATCGTAGTTTTGAAGCAGACACAAATGATGGTTCTACTTCTACTGGAATGAAACAATATGCAGTTAAAGATTTTCTTTACGCTTCAGCTAGTTCTAAACTTTATGGTCTTGGACAAACAGCAGGAGGACTTACTAAGATATTTTATAAAGCAGATGCGACAACAGGGAACTGGACACTACCAGATAGTTCTGAAGGAGATAGTGCTGTAAAAAATGGCTGTCTAGTTGAGTACAAAGATTATCTATGGGGTTTTCAAGGAACAAATAAAGTATTTAAATGGGGATTACTTTCAGGAACTCCATCAATAACAAACTCACAAGGAACTATTGGAACAACATATAATACTATAACAGCAATATCAGTAGTAGCTGGTGGTACACTTTATAATGTTAATGATATTCTATATATAGATGGTGGAAGTAAGGGAACTGCTATCGTTGCTACAGTTACAGCAGGTGGAGTAGTTGCTACTGTTACATTACTAGAACCTGGTTATAATTACTCAACTGGAACAAAAAATACAACAACATCTTCTTCAACTGGAACAGGGTGTACAATAGATGTTACTACAGTAGCAAATACAACAACAAGTATATCATCTATCGCACAAGGTCTAATTGCAAAGGATGATAACTTATATCTTCCATACAATAATGTATTAGTTAGAGTATACCCATCAGGAACAGTTCAAGACCAAGCATTAAAACTTCCTACAAATTTAAAAATTACGTCATTAACAAACTTTGGAAACTATTTAGCAATAGGTTGTTCTCCTATTTCAACATTTAATGGTGTATCAAAAGTATTCCTTTGGAATTTAACTTCTCCTGATATTCAAGAGGTAATAGATTGGGGTGAAGGTGAACTTCGTATCTTAGAAAATATTGAAGGGATGCTCATAGGAATTACAGATAGATATTTAAATAATAGTGCTGGTGCAGGTAAGGGTTCAATGATAATACAGGGATATTCAGGTGGTTATCCACAAGTTCTAAAAGAAGTATTCACAACTAAACTAAATGGAATAGTAATTCCACAATCAAAAGCAGTTAAGAATAATCGTTTATTTTTCTCAACTAAAATAATTACTAATACTTCAGGTACAGAGTATAATGAAGGTATTTGGTCTTTTGGAAGAAAGAATGCAAGTTACCCTTATGCTTTATCTCTTGACTATATAGATGAAAATATTTCTACAAGTGGTATTCAATCATTTGGAAGTGCTGCTAATTTTTTCTTTATTTCTCATAGTGCAGATGGGTCTATTGATAAACTAGATGATTCAGCTTCTTACACTTTTACTTCTATAGCTGAAACTCAAATATATAATTTTGGGGATGTTGATTCTGATAAGAAACTAGAGAAGGTTAAAGTGTCATTTAGAAAACTTACTTCACCAGAAAGTCTTACTGTAAAATATAAGGTAGATGATGAAACAACTTGGACTACTATTGGAACTTACTCAACTGCGAATGCTATCTCTTATACTTTCCTTGCAGACTCTAATGGTAATTTTAAATCAGGTAAAGAATATAAATTTAGATTTGAAAGTACAGGAGGTTTAGAAATTACAAGTTATTTATTAGAAGCAACAATATTATCAAACATTTAAAATTATGGACAAAACAACCGAAGAACAATTACAAATACTAAAAGACCAACTAGATTCTTTAACACAAGAAGTTTATAGAAATAATTTTAATTCACACCAAGATTTTACTAAGGCATCAAATTTTACAACAAAGTTAAAAATTCCACATTATGATTTACTTCCTATAGTCGGAGAAGTAGGTGAAATAATAGAGGTTGGAGGAGCATTATATATATGTAGCTCTGCCAACAAATTTACATTAGTATAATAATAAAAATATGGCAACAACAAAAGCAAATCCAATAGGTACAGTTTCAGAGCAAATAGCTGCTGGTAATGTATATAATACAATGACAGGTCAAAAGTTAGTAGGTTCAACTAATCCAGCTTTACAAGCTGCTTCTATTGCTGCTTCACAACCAGGTTCAACTTCTTCGTCTGTTATGAGTGCGTATAATTCTAGTCCAACAAATACTTATGTAGCAGCTGGTTCTTCTTCACCTACAGGAGTTAATAGTGTCAATAACATAAAAGCACCTAGTTTACCAAATGCTAATATAAATACAAATATTTTAGATTCAAAAGGAAATGTAACATTTCCTACTAAACCAGTTCCAGATTTAGAAACATCGAATGGGGTAATTAATGGAGCAAATGCTACAATTCAAAAACTAACTCTTGACCAGCAAAAATTAGCAGAAGAACAGAAGGCACAAGATTTAAATAATCAAAAACTTCAAGATATTAAAAATATGTTTGATAATGCTCCTACAAGTGAGTCTATTTATCAAAAGGCATTAAATGAATCAGGCAAAGTCCAAGCTCAACAAAAAGTTAATGATTTAACATCTCAACTAAATCAAATAGTTGCACAAGGACAGGCTAACCAGATGAATGTAGTAGGACAAGGCAGAGGAATACCTGAAGCTATTATAGGAGGACAGCAAGCACAATTTGCTAGAGAAACAGCAATTCAATCACTTCCTGTATCTGCTCAACTTAGTGCTGCACAGGGTAATCTTGAAATGGCTACTGAAAATCTAAACACTCTATTTAAAATTCGTTCTGATGATGCAACAAAAGAATACAATTATAAAACAAAATTAGTAGATACTTTTTATGACTTTGCAGATAAACAATCACAATCAAAACTTGCTGATATTAAAACACAACAACAGTATGAACATGAAGATTTACAAAATCAATTATCTCAACAAAATACATACGCTAAAATGGCTTACGATAATGGACAATCTTCTTTAGGTGCACAAATATCTAAACTTGATTATAAGAGTCCTACATTTAAAACTGATTTAGCTAATCTACAATCTAAATTAACAAGTATAACTGTTAATGATTTCCAGAAACTTTCTAATGGAGATACAGTTCTTGTAAATAAAATAACAGGTAAAATAGTAAAAAATCTAGGTGGTGGAACAACTACTGAAAGTGATACTCCATTAATAAGAACAGTTATAACATCTGATGGTAAAACCCAAGCAGTAGATGGATATACATTATCTGCTGGTGATGACCCATATTTTATTGCTCAAAAAAATGGAACAGATATGGTAGGATTAAAAGCATTAAATCCAAAAATTACAGATTGGAATAATCTTCCAGTTGGTGCTGTGATTAATATACCAAATAAAACTATGAATGGAAGTTTACTTGCAACTACTGGATTATCAAATGACGCTTTCCAGTATCTAATTATAGGAAATACTGCATTGACTAGAATGCCAGATTCTAAAAGAACACAAGTCAAAAATGAAGCAAGAAATTTTACAACCTCAATGGGAATTGATGAAGCTACATTTAGACAACAATATGCTGCTATTGGTAAAACAGTAGAAGCTAACACTCTGCGTAACAACCAAGCTGTTGTTGCTGAAAATGAATTATCTGGTACATTAAGTAATCTTTCAGATGCAGCAAAAGCAGCAAATTTAAGTTCTCTAAAAGGATTAAATGTAGCAAAAATATGGGCAGGTTCACAATTAAATAATGAACAATCTGCTACTTTTAAATTCCACCTAGAACAATTAAGAAATGAATTTGCTATGTATAATGCTGCAGTTGCAGGACAGATTGATGCTAATGGTAATATTAGACAGATTGATGATAGTGATAAGAAAAAAGCTGATGATATAATACAACAAGGTTTTGCTTCAGGCTCACTAGCAGGATTTGAAACAGCTCTAAAAAATTCTACAAGTAAAATGGGGAGTGTTTTAAAAAATTCTGTTGATGCACAAAATAAAGCTGTGTGGAATATATTTGGAGTAGGAGATAAGTACCAATCACCACAAGTAAAACAAGACCCTATGGTTATAATAAATAATGTTGATAAAAAGAATCCTGAATTAATAGACCAAATTCGTGCCGCTATGCCAACTGCGACAGTAGAAGAAATTGCAAATTACTTAACTAAAAAAGGATATTAATTATGATTGATGAAAATAAACTAGACGAAATATTAGCACAAAAAGGAATTAAAATTTCTAATGCTTCTAATGATTGGTATTCACAATTAGATAGGAATAAACCAGTACCTTCAAAAGAAAGAAATATCTTACAGAAAACTGCAGGATTTGTTCTTGACCCTTTAACTAAACTTGCTACAGAATCAGGTAATTTAGTTGGTAAGGGGATAGTAAGAGGAGTAGAGCAATTTCAATCTCCTGAACATAAGGCAATTACAGAACAAAGATTACAGAATGTTTTAAATAATCCATCACAAGTTCCAGGAATAGGAACAGAAGTAAAAGGATTGAATAATGTTACAGCAAGAGATGTTGCTGGACAAGTCCTAGAAACAGGTGCTATGTTTGCACCAGGAGTTAGTAAGGGTGCTTCATTAGCAGCAAAAGTTGGAGTAGGAGCAGCAACAGGTTATGCTAATGATGTTGCACAAAATTTACAAAATGAAAACAAAACATTAGGACAAGCATTAACACCAGGATTAGGAACTGCACTAGGAACTGCATTACCATTAGTAGGTGCAGCAGTATCATACACAAAAGATAATCTTCCAAAATGGTTTGTTCAAAAGCAAATGCCTAAATTAGATACAAATAAAATAGGTATTGATGAAACATTAAATAAACTTAGTTATGGTTCAGTAGATAAAAACTTAAAACAATCAGCAGATAAAGTTGTTAAAATGGGAACTAACATAGATACTATTTTAAGTAAACCTGAAAATGCTTCAAAGGTAATTGGAGCTGATATTATTGATTCAACTCTTTCAGCTTTTCCCGATTCAAATTATACAACAGAACATATAGTAAGAGAGGTTAAAGATTTAGTTCCATCAAAGGGAAAAATAATTGATAAAATAGTTAATGGAACAGCTACACCTCTTGAAGCAAATAGTCTTAAAAAAGAAATATATAGTAAGACAAGTAAAGTATTTGAAAATGCGGTAACTCCACCAGCAAGAAAAGAGATAGGAGCAATATTTGCTACAACAATAGCTGATAAATTAAAAAATACAATAGATGAAACTAAACCTATCTGGGAAGAACTTTCAAAAGAAATTAATCTTCGTAATGCACTTATTGGAACAAGTAAAAAAGCTCAATCAAAAGCTGGACTTGGTTTATATGATATAGCTGGTTACTTTGCAGGAGGTTTACCTGGATTAGTTACAGAGAAAACATTAAATTCTCCTGGAACACAATTAAGTGTTGCTAAAGCAGTTGATACAATAGGTAAATCAAAAGCTATACCTAAGGTTGTAGAAGCAACTAAGAGATTAGTGTTAAAAGGTGCAGCACAAGTTAATCAATAATTATAGCAATTATTCCAATAACTATACCTATGAAAATTCCATATATCATCTAATAAGTGTACTCTTATCTAACATAAAAGTCAATCTTGACAAACTATCATTAATCTGTTATAATAAACAAACATGGATAAATCAGAAAAATTTAAAGCAGTTCTACAACTACTACAAGAAGATACAGTAAAACCACAAGTATTAAAAGACATTGTGGATAGTCTTGTTGTCGTAGTTAAAGATAGTAAAGCTAAGTTAGAAGTAGTTTCACAAGAAACAAAAGATACACTTACTAGTGTGGTTAATTATCTTGATAAGGAACATTCTAAATTATTAGAAAAGGTTGCTAGTGATACAGAAACTCGTCTATCTAAAACAGAAAAGAAATCTCTTGATATACTTAATAAAGCAGAATCTGCTCTTAAAGAAATAAGGTCTATTAGTGTTGTTGATGGTTATACACCAGTTAAAGGAGTTGATTACTTTGATGGAGAACCAGGTAAAGATGCAGAAAATGTTACACCTAAAGACATAAAAGATAAACTTGAAACACTTAAAGGAGAAGAAAGACTTGATAGTTCTGCTATTAAAGGTCTTGATACTTTAGAGAAAGGAATTACAGATAGAGCAATAGGTATACTTGATAGTAGAACTAAATTTTTAGTTAATAAATCAGTTAAACACGATTCCACTCTTTCTGGAAGTGGAACAGATGCAGACCCATTAAGTGTTATAGGAGGTGGAGTAGATACTTTTATAGACCTAACTGATACACCAAACACTTACACAGGACAATCAGGTAAAGCAGCAGTAGTCAATGGAACAGAAGATGGTCTAGTATTTTCTACTATTAGTGGAACAGATGAAAAAGTAAAATATGATGCTTCAGACCCAACAGCAGGGTATATCGCAGATAAGATAATTGCAGGAACAGGTATAAGTGTAGCCGAAGGAACAGGAGCTAATGAAAACAAACTTGTTATTACTAACTCAGCACCCGACCAAACAGTATCAATAACAGCAGGAACAAACATAACTTCAGTAACAGGAACTTACCCTAACTTTACAGTTAATGCAGCAACTCAACCAGGAACTTATACCTTACCAATAGCAACTGCATCAGTTCTAGGAGGAGTAAAACAAGGAAGTAGAATAACCATAGATGCAGGTGGAGTTATAAGTGCAGATGTTCAAGCAGGAACTTACTCATTACCAACAGCAACTAATTCTGTTTTAGGAGGAATAAAAGTAGGTTCTACACTTGGAATCGTTGCAGGAGTTCTTGACTATACAAACCCTAATCCAACTCCTTACACTCTCCCAATAGCAGGAGCTAGTGTTTTAGGAGGTATCAAAGTAGGTGCTAATCTTTCAATAGATGGTGCTGGTGTTCTTTCTGCAACAGCAGGTGGAACAGGAAATGTGGTTGGTCCAGCAAGTGCAGTAAATTCTAACTTCGCTGCTTTTGATACAACAACAGGTAAACTAATAAAAGATAGTGGAAGCAAAGCAAGTGATTTCTATCTAGCAACAAACCCAAGTGGATATACTTCAAATGTAGGGACTTGGACAGATTCATCTACAAATACAGGAACAAATAAAACATTAAACAGTAATACTAACTACATAGATGCAGATGCTACACACCAGAAAGTATTTCTTAATCTAGGTAGAGCAGGAGTTATTGGAGATGCAGTTTATGTAGGTGCTTGGAATGTAGCTAATGGTTGTTCTGAAGTATCTCTTGCAAGAGCAAATTCTACATCAACACTTCCTTGTGCAGGTGTGTTAGAAAGTGCAGGAGCAGATGGCACAGTTGTTTCAATGAGAGTAGAAGGAATACTAACAGGAGTAAATACTAATACTTGGAGTGCAGGAACTAGACTTTATGTTTCAGCAACAACAGCAGGTGCTTTAACTTCAACAAGACCTACAACACCTAATTATGACCAAGCAATAGCAACTGTATCATATCAAAGTGCAACAGTTGGAATTTTAGATGTTATCAGAACAGATTATGTAGGAACAATGGCTTATGCTGATACAGCAAGTTATCAAGTAGCTGGAAGTTATCAACCTCTATCAACTGTCCTAACAAACACAACAGCTTCATATACAACAACAATAGACACAAGACTTGCAAACACAAGTGGAACTAACTCTGGAGATAATTCCGCTACAACAAGAATAAGTGGAACTATAAATGAAATAGCATATTTTGATACAACTGGAAGTGTAAAATCTTTAGCAGTAGCAACCTATCCTAGCTTAACAGAACTATCTTATGTAAAAGGTCTTACTTCATCAGCACAAACACAACTTATAGCAGCAGCTACAAAAACAGGTTCTAACTGGACTTTTGCTTCACAAGCAATAGGAGATATAGCTTATGCTACTTCAACAACAGCTTATGGTAGATTAGCAGCTCCAGCAGCAGGTAAGATACTAGCTTCAGGAGGAGTAGGTGCAGCACCAGTATATTCAATACCAACATTCCCAACAAGTGCAAGTGCAACAGCTCTAAAACATATTCGTTCAGATGGAACTAATTGGATAGTAAGTACAGTAACTTATCCTGATGCTTCGGTAACTGCTGGTAAAGTGATGGTATCAGACGGAACTAACTATATCGCATCTACTCCAACATTTCCGAATGCTTCCGCAACTACTCGTAAGATAATAGTAAGTGACGGAACAAACTGGGTAACTTCAACAGAAACTTACGCAGTTCCAGGAACTTCAGGTAACTATTTATCTTCTGATGGAACTAACTGGACAGCTAAAGTAGTAACGACAGCACCAACAGCTTCTACACTTGCAGGCTGGGACGCAAACAAAAATCTTTCAGCTGCTAATCACATAGAGGGGTTTAGAACACAAGCAACAGCAGGGGCAACTACAACTCTAGTAGTCGGTGACGCTTTTCAACAAGAGTTTACAGGTTCATCAGTTCAAACAGTTCTTCTCCCAACAACAGGGATAGTAGCAGGCCAAGCGTATCAAATAATAAACAATTCAACCCTCGCAGTTACAGTTCAATCTTCAGGTGCTAACGCTATTGTTATATTAGCAGCAGGAACATTTGCTACATTTATGGCTCTAGTAGCAACACCAACAACAGCGGCTAACTGGAATTACTGGTATGAAGGTGTAGCGATTACAAGTGGTAAAAAGCTTTCAGTTTCAAATAGTATGACACTTACAGCTACAGATGGCTCTACTCTCGCAATAGGAACAGGTGGGACACTTGGAACTGCCGCTTATACGGCTTCAACAGCTTATGCTACTTCTACACAGGGAACAACAGCTGACAATGCTCTTCCAAAAGCAGGTGGAACAATGACAGGAGCTATGACTACAAAAGTAGGAGATGGAATTATAATGCCTTCAGGTAGTGGAATATGTTTGAAACTTCCAGCAACAGATGCATATTGTACTGGTAATTATACAGATAGTTTCCAATCAGGTGCTACTGTTGCCGCAGCTAATCTAGTTTATATGGGCTCATCTTCTAAGTGGTTAATTGTAGATGCAGATGCTATTGCAACTTCAGGAGGGTTGATTGGTCTTGCTATGGAAGCTAAAAATGATACACAGGCGATGAAAGTAGCACTCCCTGGTTCTTTTGTAAGATTTGATGCTTGGAATTGGACTCCAGGAGTTACTATTTACGCAGGTGAAACAGCAGGAGGTTTACAAACAACAATACCAACAGGTGCAGATGGAGTTATAAGGGTCGTAGGATTTGCAGTAGACGCAGATACAATCTACTTCAATCCAAGTAGCGATAACAGTACAGTCGTAGCTTAATATGACATTATCCAGTAAACAAATAAATATATGGCAGTAGCAATACAATCAACATCAACACAATCTTGGCAAACAGCTACAACAGCAGTTTTTACTAAACCAACTGGATTATCTACTGGTAATTTAATGTTTGTTACTATTACGCATAATAATAATACAGCTTGGACTCCTCCAGCAGGTTGGACAGCTGGATTTGCATATTATGATTCTACTACTACAGGTTGGAGAGTTTCAACATATTGGAAAATAGCAACAAGTGGAGATGCAGGTGCAACAGATTTTAGTTTTACTAATTCATCTATTAAACATACAGGAATGATGTATAGAATTACAGGACACGATGCAACTACTCCAATAAATACTGATAATGGAATAAAAGACATAAGAACAGCACACCCACTTATATTTACTGCGACAATTACTCCATCAGTAGCAAGTTGTTTATTATTAGAATCTATCTATTACGCAAACTCTGGTGGAACTCCTAGTGGTTATTATATAACAACATCTAATCCAACTTGGACTCAACAGTATGATAGTGGAAGAAATGGTTCTGATGAATTTACAACAGCTTCGGCAACTAGAGTACAGACTACTTCTTGTGGAAACTGGGGATGTGATATGGTTTCAAATTGTAATGGTGTTGGTGTTATAACAGCAATAGCACCAGCAGCAGCTGCAGGTCCAGCCAACCTAAAATCCTACAATACAAATCTTAAAGCAAACATAAAGAGTATAAATACCAACTTAATAGCTAATGTAAAGTCGTTAAATACTAACGTATAAGTATGAGTAACTCTGACGAAACAAGAATCGCATTATTAGAACTAACATCAAAAACACTAATGGATAAATTAGAGGAATTTCAAGCTGACAACAAAGAAGAACATCAAGATATAGTAAAAAGTTTAGAGGGATTCCACAATAAAACAAATGCTTCAATAAAAGAAATCCAAGATAAACTTGATAAAGCACTTGAACAAAAAGCTGGAATCTGGGTAGAAAAAGCATTTAGTTGGTTGCTTTACACAGTTGGTGGATTTATTGTAAGTGCAATAATGTATACAATTATAAAATATAAACTATGAAAATAACCATCAATGTAAATCTTAATAAAATAACTTTTCCATATCAAGATTACTTTGAAAAGGCTAGACTTTATCATTTAAAACATAATATTGATATTACTTTTAAGTTTACAAATATAAATGTTACTGATTATAAATCAACTGAAATAACTTTACATAATGGATTTAAACAATATATTGTAACTGGCTCACACTTAGTATCAATACTAGACTGTAAGGCTGATATGAATATGTTTGTGTTTAATCAAGAAGAATGGGCTACTCCTAAAGGTTCAAAGTTTCCACTATTACCAAACACTCCAACAGGTAATTGTTTTCCATACTTAAACAAACCATTCATTAATATTGGAATATATAAAGATAACCCAATAGTTGATGAAGCCTGGATTCAGATAGCTCATGAAATAATGCACGCATTAGTTGAACTAGCAAAATGTAAAGACGTTATGGACACTTACAGATATAATACAAATCCCGATAGTCCTACTGGAAACTTTGCAGAACAATGGAATTTATTACAAGACTTTATAAATAAAAATAATATGCCAACATATAAATACTTTAAAGACAAAGAAATAGTAGGACTTAAACCAGAACTTGTAGTTATTCTTGATAAGATGAGAGGTGAGTGTGGTTTTCCTTTTAAAATAAATAGTGGTTTTAGAACAAAAGAACAGAATAATAAACTTAAAGATGCAGTTACTGATTCAGCACATCTTACAGGTGAAGCTGTAGATATTTCTATTACTGATTCTACACAAAGAATGAAGATAATTAGTTCAGCTTTCTTAAATGGAATAAAAAGAGTAGGTCTTGCTCCTACTTTTGTGCATCTTGACCTTAACAAAACACTTCCACAGGGTGTTATATGGCTCTATTAAATTAAAGACCCCTTAAAACGCAAATTTGCCCCAAAAGGGTATTTTTGCTTATTTTCGTCTTTTTCTAGCCTTTGTTTTCAACGTATTTTTAGGCTTTGAAACTTCAATTTTTCCTAGACTTATTAAACTTTCAGGAATTGCTCCATAAATGATGTAATTCATAGTTGTTCTATTTCAACCTCAATACGAGGATTTTCTTTACTAATAAAATAATAACTTTCATCACCTCGTAGATACTCTATTGAGTCATCTGGTAATGCTCCACACTCAACTAAACCATCACAAATAAATTTCTCCATTACTGCTCTAATGTTATGACCATCTGTTCCATTTCTTCCTGCATAAACTTTATAAATTATTCTAATCTTGGTAAACTTATTATCTCCTATTTGTTGTTTAACAAGTTCATGATAATGTGCCTTAATTTTATTTGATAGGAAGTGATTACTATTTCTATACCAGTTAAGTCCAAGTAAGAAAGTTTTAGGTTTCTTTGTTTTAAACTCTTGTGTATAGTAAATTGGAAATGTAAGTTTAATCATTTAATCCCAAAAACTTATTAATGAAATGACGAACCTGCACAGATACATTCTTACTTATCTTCTTATCTCTTAATAATTTCTTCACAGTTGGTGTAACTCGTAGAATCACAAAACAACTTAAATTCTCTTTATCTTTTTTCATTACCTTAGTATAGCATATTGTGTTACATTTGTCAATAGGTAAAAAGAAAAGTCCACGATTAGGTGGGCTTTATCTAAATTAGATTATCTGGAGTGGTCAAACTCCTGGTTGTCTTTAGCTCTCTTAACTCTGATTAGTAATTCAATTACTTGTTCTAAGTCAAGATTCTTAAATAGTTCGTGCCAAACATGATGGCGATTTATGTAAATCCACAAGATGTTGTTGATTGACATAGTTCCTCCATTACATTTGTTCACTAAATGGTGTCTGTTCATTTTCCTGGAAGATTTCCTTTTCTTCATTCTTGGATTTTCTTCTTCAAGTTTCATCCTACGAACTCTCCTTTTTGAAAGCCTAGCAGTTTGCTCCTGCTTTCTCTCGTGGTGGTTAGTCTTACTCATTGTTGGCTTTTTTGTTTGTAACCGATTTGTGTTCGTTTAGCTTTAGTATAATGCTTTTGCATTAATTTGTTGTACTTAACCGCTAGGTCATTGTAGGAAGATTCCAGTTGCTGAATATACAGCACCATTTGTTTTAATTCCAAATCCTTTGCAGCGAGCAAAGAGATAAGGGTTTCATTGCTCGTTTCCATAATAAACTATTTAAATGTTAAATAACTATTTACTTAAATCCAATGAAGGAGTTGCACCTTCGTCTATTTCTTACCCATAAAGCGTAAGAGAATATTTTACTGCTAAACTAATTGGATTTGTGATTCTGTACGAATGTACATAAAGAACTAATATCATTATATCACTTATTGTATTGCTTGTCAAGTTCTTTTATTAACTGTTTACCTTGTGTATACCTACCACATAGTTTACATTGATATTGTTGCTTCCAACCATTAACTACTCTCCTACGCTTTGCTTTAATCAAATTATGTGATAGACATAATGGATTAGAACATTGTATATCTTCAGAGAAAGCAGATTGTGGTCTACTTAGTTTAACATAAGGTAGAACCTTCATTAAGTTAGCATAAGTTAAATCAACATCATGTTTATTATACTTCTCATTTATTCTCCAAGCCTTCATATCACCAGCTCCACAATCAATAAATAAGTCAGTACCAGAGTGTTTTGTTTTCTCTCCAATACCATTGAATTGACTTTGAGTATTTAATTTATTATTTGGCAATTTTGAAACTTGTTTATAAAGTTTCTTTGTATCAAGTAAAATTAAATCTGGTCTAAGAGGTGGAAGATTATGGAACATAATTCTTTCCTTGATAATCTTTATATCAAAGTCATCAGAATTTTGCCCACAAAAAGAATCAGATTCATTAATTATTTTAGATATTTCTATGATTAGTTTCTTGTCATCTAAATCACCTGGCTTATATCCTTTAATAGTGTTAAGTCCTATATATTTAGTTTTACCATCACCTAACTTATATGCAAATGATAGTATACTTTGGAATCTGACTATTTTTACTATTACAGGTTCCCAAGTATTACCATACATTAATACCTCAGCAGGGTATGTTTCTATGTCTGCTGTAAGTATAACTGGTTTATTTTTCATTTTTAATTTTTCTTTCTTGCTCGTGTAAAATACCAAAGATATTAAATACCATAGCACTAAGATGGTCTTCCTCTGCTTCACAAGTTCCATCTTCATATTTATTTTCTAA